CAAAGTCGCCGATCCGATTGCTGCATCAGCCGTTGCTGGGATAAGTGCATCAGCCGCAGCTTGGGAAGTAGCCGAACCATAGATTTTAATCAGATATCCGTTCATGCCAGTCGAGAATGGCCCGGTACCAAGCATGTAATTTCGTAATGCAGTGCTTGTCTTAAAACTCATATTTCACCTCAATCTATAGCGACGATGATTTCGCCAATTTCAAAAGTTAACGGACTAGCATTACTGATCGACCGTGCAGAGGCCAATGCTCCCTTAATCAAACACGTTCCAGCTGTGGCCGCTGTCCAGATGCTCGCATGAGTCACATCATATGTCCCAGCCGCAACTGCGGGAGTGTAGACAACCTGCGTCGCGCTGGCAGAAGTGCCTGTCGTAGCCGCTCCCATTGTCACCGCCTGACGGATATACGCTGAATCTGATCCGACAAGCACCTCATTCGATGCCCCTGTCTCTCCAGGATCTCCAGTATGCAACCCGACAAACCATGCAATTGGCCTCGTCGGACTACCTGTGGTAAACATCCAGTTGAGCAATAAATTCTCGCCATCATTTGTAAATGCCGACATGATTCCTCCTTATGCGGAAACGAGTGCGAACCCGACCGGCACTCGCAGCGATCCGAGGTTGGCAAGAGTGAACGGACTCGGGAACAGTGCAGCAGATACAAGCAATCCTGTAGTTGAACCTCGTGTCTGTCCAGTCGATATGAATGCTCCTCTAATTGTGGCTGCCCCGGTGAAGTCGAATGAGTTCGGAGAGGCTGAAGTCGTAATCGACCCGGCAACAGGTGCAGGGAGCGTCAACGTCAGTCGGTTAGTGCCACTAGTTGTGTAACTAGTATTCTCTCCACAAGCAGCGATGAACGTTGTCATAGTATCAGTTGCGAGTGGAGTATAGTTATTCTCGAACAGTGACAGATAATAGGTACCATACTGCGCCCCACTTCGAAGAGTTGCATTAAGCATGTATGTGATCATCTCCGCAGGCATGAGATTATGAACTTCTTCCTGCATAATCACCTGTCCATCTGGACCAATAAGTGTAGGAGTATAGATAAACCCAGCTTTAATCATACCATTCATTCAGCTCTCCTTACCAACTCTGCCGTTATCCATGACGATGCTGCCATAGTTGACATACTTGGCGTTTTAAGACTCGTTATAAACTGATTCATTCCATTCTCTTTCCGAATTAATGCTGTTCCAGAATTGCTGTAATCTGGCGCTACAGTAGCTTCCTGAATGTTCTTTATATCTCCTCCATTTCCTGCCATAATTAATCCTCGTATTGAAAACCAGCATACCATTCCATTCTCCAGTTTCTGCCCTGTACCAAGTGCTGCCCCATACTCCAGTTTAGTAAGTTGCTTAAAGTCTTCTGGTCCACTTCCTGCAAAGAAATAAGTTTTGTCAGCAACAATCCATACACCATCATCAACAGACTCGACAACCGTAATATCATCGCTGAACTGAAATACACTCTTACTAAGCTGTGATATAAGGTCAGTCGAGTAGGATTCTGTCACATATAGATAAGGTCCAGATGCTATTAATAAGTGTCCATTATGCTCTCTGATAATCTGTCCTGCCGGCGGACGAGTCATGAATAAGGTCTCGAGAAGCTTTCCACCATCATGAGCAATAACAACCGAATAGCTAAGCGTTCCTATTGCTACGTCACCACATTGATAGAAAACATTTCCATTCGCTGTGGTCATATACATCCGGATGCCTGTAACTTGGCTGTCTTGCGAAGATGGTAAGTTTGCAAAAACTATGCTGCTATTCGCATCTACATCAATTGAAACAATCTCGCTCGCTCCAGACTCATTACCAAGTGCATCATAAAAGGTTATGCAGCAGAGATATGTACCAGCTCCAAGTATGCCTGCCTGAGTATAAACAACTGGCGCTACTGGATTAGCCATTCCCCAGCGCTGAGCAACTCCACTTGTAATCTTCAATCCAATTAAGCTATCACTAAAAAAGGTATTTTCATTAAATTCAAGGTGTGTAAAACTTGTTCCAAACACTCCATTGTAAACAACAGTCTTAGTCCAATCAGCATTGATCATTTTAAGAGTTGAACCTTCAACTACAAACATACCATCTGAGCATGAAAAGCCATACTTCATGTTCAGCCCATCACACTTCTTAGTACTTCCACTACGCCTCTTAACTTTGCCAGCATTAGTGAAGTTAACATTAACCGCATTTCGTACAGCTGCCCGAGGGTCTTCATCTGTACTCACTGGCAAGGCATGATCTTCGGCCCTATTGTTCATTCCCTTAAAAGGCCCAAGTGCAAGTCTTGTTACAAATGTTTGCTTAGTTGCCATTTAGATCACCCTCACCTGAGCATAAGTCCACGAGAATATGATGGAATCGATAGTTCAAGTATTCTCATTGCTTCCATGAAAAACCTTTTGTACTTATCCGTGTTTGGGGTTTGGCCTTCTAAGTTATCTTCAAGCCGTTCATAGGCTTTCCAAGCAGCGAAGTTTACCAACAAAGATATATGTAAATGCTCAGGAATACCATCAGGCACATCCGCATCAAGAACCATTGCAACAGGCTTTCGATAATAATGCAACGTAACTGTTTCGGCTACAGTGGGAATTCCCTGATAATACAACTTCTTTCCATGCTCAGCTACTTCAGAAATCCGCCCAGACTTATTTAACAATGGGTAGGTTTCAGTAAACTCTATGAAAGAATGAGCGATGTCAATTTCACTTCCAGTAGATGAAGAGACAAACTGCAAGTCTCGCTGAAAGTTAGTTGGCATTGCAACATATGCAGCAACAATAGAAGTCGTTACAGTTCCAATCGTGAATAACTCAGGCAGAGGTGGAGTCAATGAATTTGGTAACGGATTCTCAATGCCATCCAATAACGATGGAATGCCACCAGCAATTTCGTTAACTCCCTGATTAATGAAGCCACCCAACAAGTTTGTTACTGCGGGATTATCAACAAGCACATCAGTTTTAGTTTTTAAATCTGCAAAAGTAGCCATAAGTTTTATAAGTCATCTGGAGTTATTGGATCGGAAGGATCAATAAAAGTTTCTACTGGTTCAGGGCGACTAACTGGTACACTTTGCTTTTCTCCAAGCGGTTTCGGATCTGTGTAATGTGGATGCTTTTCTTCCCAACACGTATCCGCACATACAAACAACTTATCCCAAGTCATCCTGCATTCGGAGGCATATCTTTGGAATCCACACTGATCACAGATAACTAAATAATCTCCAGGTCTATAACTCATTATTCATACCCCTCAGCACACTTAACACAATATTGACAGCCAGGAACTGCTTTGCGACGACCTTCAGGAATAGGTTCTTCACAGTCCATGCAATGTGTTCTTGACTCTCCATAAAAAACTTTTCGATTGGCCAAAGCTTCCTTCAAATTCATCTCAGACAAGTTCCATGCAACATCAAGTTGATCAGCCATTGATTCTCCTTAAACTAATGGCATCAGTTAAACAATCACCAAGCGCACGAAATATTGCAACAAAGTCAACATCTGGATTAAGTTCATTAACTAGCAACTGGTTATTTGTTGATTTCATATGCAATCCTGGCAGCCTTCTCTCACAGTTACCACAGTCTGCACATAACGCCGGATCAATAATGATCACGTACATTTCAATAGTCTCCTTGACTAACTGCCATTACTTCACTCCATGCCTGCCAGTAAAAGGTATTCCAAGTCTCACGATGCGGTTGTCCTGGCCGCCAGGCAGAAAGATATTGCATCCAAGAATGATCATAATCATTAGGTCCTGGCAAACTTACTGGCAATGTCCAGAGTAGAAGTCTTGCAAATGCTGTGGCCAACAAATCATTATGCTCAATAGCTTCGTAAACGTCTCTTGCATTCAGATCATATTGTAATCTTTTAAGTACACTTGATGCAAATATCTTAGAACTATGATGCTTTAAAACTCCAGTAACTCCACCATGTAACTCAAACTGAAAGAAACCTCTCGCTGGACCACCAACTTGTCGTCTATGCTCAAATCTTGATTCTTGCATTCCAATTGCTAGAAGCATAGCTCTAGCTGCCGGTGTATCCATACTGCCTGGAAGCAAAGTTAACCCAGGCAAAACTACGAACTTTAATGCCTCATTTAAGGTCACGCTTCCTCTCCTCATCCTGAGCAATCTTCAAACATTGTGTAAGTGCTTCTGCTTGAATCTTTGCATCAATGCCGGCTGCAGTTATTATTCCAGCTGCATCTCTTTCAGGAATTCGATTCGCACAATTTAACAATTCTTGAATCCTCTCAACAGCGCTCATTTAATCTTCTTCTCCTTCCTTGCTTCTGAATCGAATTGCAAATAAGTAAGAGTATTAATGCTTGAGTTCATCTCAGTCAATGACCGTAACAATGCCTCGTAGCGTTCTTCAACTCTTGCCTGCCCTGTAGATAATTGATCAAGTTGCTTTGTAATGATTTTAATCTCAACCGAAGTAGCCCCAATTCCTACAGCATACTCTCGTTTCATTTCATTCTTGATGTCAGTTATATATGCATAAGCTCCAGCTACAAAAACAGTAACCAACAAAGACCATCCAACAATCCTATTCTGCCACGTAAGTATCTTTGGAATATTGGAAATTAGTATCTCCATACCTTTTCTGCGCTCCACTTCAACTCCATGTAGTGAACACATGCCATCATCTCCAAAGGTACACTTTACTTTATGCTCTTCGGTCATTCCACTCGTCCTTTCCGGTCATCAGGCCAGAGTAATCATACTTTTTCAATAAATATACACTCACCACCGTGATGCAGCCTGTTCTCAACATCAGAGATTTTCATAACCCAGAAGCCATGCATTACTTTGTTCCACTCGAACCATGAGTTTGGTCCACCGATCAGTTCATCTCGCAAATTTACAAACGTCCCAAGATG